CCGGATCACGTTGTCGTAGGTGTATTTGGACGCCGCGCAGTGAAGCATGAACGCCTGCAGCGCGGGAATGTCGATCTGGGCGTCCAGCAGGCCCAGCCCCGCGATAAGATTGCCGGCGGCATCGCGAATCCCGCGCGCGTACGCAAGGATCTGGGCACCTGGGTTGCTGCTTTCCTCGGTCACCCACTGGCTACCCTTCCATACCGGGATCGGCAGCGCGTAGGCGACGCAGCGCAGCTCGTCCGGCGAGCCGTTCAGCTGCCCGGTGGCCTTGATGCGCACGCCGATGCGCGGGATGCCCGCGTAGCTGGCCGTGTCGCTCTGGATGCTCTTCAGGGTCGACCAGGTGAAGTCGCTGGTGGCTCCCTTGCCGTCAGTATTGCGGCCGGCGATGCGCGCGCGCACCTCATACTGCCCGGGCTCAACGTCCAGGGCATACGTGCGCCGCTGCTGCTTCTGGCTCTGGCTGATCAAGGCGAAGTTGCCGAACACACGCCAGTCGGTGGCACCGACCGCCCGGAACTGGACCTGGATCGTTTCCTGGTTGTCCTTCGGCTTGCCCTTGCTGGTGGTGTCGAACAGCATGTAGTCGAAGTCCAGCTGCAGCCGGATGGTGCTGGCCGAGCTGGTGCGTTGTACCCAGGCACTGGGCTTGCCCTTCTCCGCATCCAGCGCGCCGCCGGCGAGTGTGTCGACGTTGCTGTAGAGCGGAATCTTCTCTTCCGGCATCCCGGGGAAGCCGCTGTGCCAGACCTGCACACCCTCGTAGGTCGAAAGCAGGGCCTCGCCGTTGAACATCGCTTCCACGCGGCCGACGTTGATGCCGGGGGTCAACACCAGCGCCATGAACTGGTCGTTGGCCTCGTAGAACGAGTATGGCTGGCTTGCGATGTCGGGAGCCATGCGGATGTTGCCCAGCACCAGCGGCAGCGGCTCGTAGGGGCGGGCCTGATTCCGGGCCGAGCCGATGGTGAAGACCGTTGCCGCGTCGCTCTCGTACTGCTTGGGCTTCTTCGGCCCGAGAACCTTGTTGATCAGCAGCGAGCCGACCGCATAGATCGCGGCCTGCGCCAGCCCGGCCGCCATAGCGCTGTAGCCGGCGGCCACCATGGCCGTACCGACACCTGCAGTGAAGATGGTCAGGGCGACCATCGCGACGATCAACAGAGCCGTGCGTCCGACGGTTCCACGGACCTCGATGACCGTGCCGCCCTTGGGCCTCACCTTGTCCATGATCTGGTGCGGCACGCGCACACCGTTGATGCGCACTTCCCACGCATCGCTCCCGTAGTCGGGCACGGTCCTGGCCAGGAAGTGGCCCAGCGTCTCCCGCGGCAGCAGTTCAGCGGCGATCCGCTGCTGGCCCTCCAGCGTCACCGGGTGAGGGGTGACGACCAGAGACGGCGGGCACGCTGCGGGAACGTTCAGTTCAGCCATTCGTAAAATCCTTCGATTCTCAGCCCGAAGTCGGGCAGATCACGGACGCGGTGCAGCACCGCGCAGCCGTTCTTCTCGTTGGCGTGGAGCACCCACGCCTCATGGGCCAGGAAAAAGAAAACCCCGGCATGGCCGGGGCGTTTCTGCATCACTTCGATCATCAGCACCAGGTCACCATCGACCGGTGGCCCATCCCGGCGCCTGGCGAAGGGCTTCGACAAATGGCCCAGCTCGGCGGCGCCCTGCGCACCACGTGGGCGCCTGCCGGGCACGACCACGTCGCGTCCAAACAGCTCCTGCTGGACGAGCATCACCAGATCCGCGCAGTCGAAATCGTCAACGCTGTATGGCAGGCCGACGAAGCGCTCAACGTCGGCCAGCCTCATGTGAAGATGCCAGGCAGCGTGAACTGGTTGGCCCTGAGCTTCACCGCCTGCTGGCGCATGATGTAGTCGACGCCGCACTGCGCCGACGCGGTTGCACCAGTGATTGTCACGCTGCTCACCGGCAAGAAGTAGTCACGTTCGATCGTGTTGGGATCTGCCCGATCGGAGACCATCAGCCTGGCCATCAGCACCTCGTTGGGACCGATGGATTCGAGGTCTTCGGAGATGCCACGGCCGACGTTGTCCACCACCAGCTGGGCGCGCGGCGTCTGACCCTTGGTGTCGTTCGGCAGCTTGAAGTCGAACGGGGCGCCCAGATAGACGACGCCCTTGCTGGTCCAGTCCTGAGTGTCGTTGACGATGCGGAGCGGGTTCGGGAAGGACGGCGCTGAGATCTCGAGAAACAGCAGGATGCCGGTTGTATCGGTGACCCGTTGGCGGCGCTCAGTGAACGTCGTCATCGCAAATACTCCACAACCGCATCCATCCGATAGTCACCCGGCATTTTCTCGTCTGGCATCAGGTCACCCAGCCCGCCGTTCTCAAACCTGGCCGTGATCTGCTTGCCGGTGAACGGGTGGACCATCGTGAACCAGCCAATGCGCTTGATCTCGCCCATGTACCAGCTGTCAAACGATTCCCAATCGGCGATGCTGCTGAAATACAGCACCATGGCCTGCTTCACGAGCACCTGTGTGTTGAGCAGGCGCTGCTTGGGCACGCCGCGCTCCATCTCCGTCCTCAACACAGATGGATCGAAGGAGCGCTTCTGCCCGTCGAACATCACGCGGGCCACGTTCGGTAGGGAAGCCATCAGACACTATCCTTCAGGCCGAACCGGCCTTTCAAACCGGAGTAGGTTGCGCCCGCGCCACCGGCCACCTGACCGCCGATGTACCGGTCCACCTGGCCCAGCAGCACATCGATGTCGAAGCCGCCCTGCCCGTTCTGGCTGGCAGAAGCGGTGGTTCCTTCAGGTGCGTTCAACACCCGGACATTGATGGAGCCGCCGGCGAACCCTGCAGGTTTACCGCCACCGACCGGGCCGCCGTCCGCGTAACCACGCATCCCCTGGCGCATCGCCTCTACGATGCCAACGCCACCGGCCCGGGCAACGTCCGCCTGAGACCAGACGACCTCGCCCTTGTGCACGACGCCGGCAGGTTCGTTTACCCCGCCTTGGCCGGTGTATCCGCCAACAGAGTAGCTACCGCCAAGGCGGAAGTTGTCGACGTTGTTGCCGAATCCCCCGACTGAACCAGCCCCTGTGCCATTCCCGGTGTATGCGCCAGCGCCGCCGCCCCAGATGCTGGAAATGGCATTGGCGATGCCCACTGCAGCTTGCTTGGCGGCGATCCGTGCCAAATCAGCCAGCACCGACCTGGTAAGGTCGGAGAAGCTCAGCTTTCCCGTCGTTGTGAACTTCACCCAGGCGTCTTCGAAGCCGCCGACCACCGTTTCCACAACCCCGCCCATCTGCCTGGCGTAGTTGCTGGCCTCCTGCTGATAGTTCGCCCATGCCGCGCTGGCACCGGCCAGCCAGTTACCCTCTGCCTGGCGCAGTTCCTCGTAACCGTCCTTGATCAACTGCAATCGGTCGAGGGTCTTGGCGTGCAGCAGCAGCTTCTCGGCACCGAACGTTGCGTCATCGATCTGGTCTGCGTTCCGCTGAAGGCTCAGTTCCCGCAGCTTCTCAGCTTCGTCGTTCAGGGCATCGTTGATGCGCTGCTGGATCTCGTACTGACGATCCCCCATACCGACACGTTCAACCTGCGTCGCCAGCTGGCGCTGCAGTGCTGCATTACTCGCATCAAGAGCACTTTCGTATGCCTTCAGCGCATTGGAACGAGCCTTGGCCGACTTTTCTTCCTCTTTGGTCAGGAGATCCAGCGCCGAAGTCCCATCAATACGCAGTTTCGCGAGTCGTGCTTCCAGCTCACCCAACTGACGGTTGACGATGATCGACTCTTTCCCGCTGACGGACTGCCCTTTGAGATAGTCGATCTGCTGCTGCACCGACTTTGCCTGAGCATCCGTTCCCTGCTGGATCAGCGCACGCATGCGGTTGTAGTACTCACCGGCGGTAATCTCGCGGGCCGAGAACTGAGCACGAAGCAGCTGCGTGCTGGCGGTGATCTGTGCCTGTTCCGCGACCAGGTCATCCTTGTAGCCCTGCAGATCAGCACCACGAGTCGCTGAGCCGTTACCTGCCTTGGGCTTTTCCTTGTACTTCTTCTCGATCGCGGCGACCGCTGCAGCACGCCGCTCTTCGATCTTCTTCACCTCATCGATCAGTCCTGATGCCTGAGCCCTGAGACGGGCGACCTCAGCCTCACCGTTGATGCGCTCGACCTCTTCGCGCTTCTTTTCTTCCTTGCTGGCCTGAGCCGCGATGATGGTGTCCATCTCAGCAACGAAGTCGGTCGAGGCAGCTTGGGCTGCCTTGATTTCAGCATCCTTCCGCTCTTTGATCAGATCAGCTGCCAAGGCCTTGATCTTGTCCGAGCGATTCTTAACGTCTTTTTCGATCGCGGCCAAAATGTGAGGATTTCTTGCCATGGGATCGTCAGATGCCGCAAGGGCGTTCAGACGCGCGACATCACGACGGTTGTCGGCCAGCATCTTCTGCATCTGGTCGGCCTGCGGTCCGAAACCAGCATTCACTTGCATCACATGCCAAGCCTTTGTGGCCTCCGCCCAGAGACTTTTCCACCCGCTGATCACCGGGTTCTGGCTGGCACGAACCCTGGCCAATGCCATCACCGTCTCATCGGAAGCAGCACGGGTGATCACCGTCACCGCATCCTGGTTGCGCCCCTGCTCCTGCAACGCCTTGACCTGCTCGTACAGAGCCACGGTCATGAAGTTGACCTGCTCGTTGAGCTTCTGCGCACCCTTGACCGGATCCTCACCCAGCTTTGCGTAGAGCGCGATGGTGTCTTCCAGCGCCTGCCCGCTGACTTCCTTCATGGCCACGGCAGCGTTGGCCACAGCCTGCAGGTTCTGCGCGGCGATCTTGCCGTTGGACCCCACCGCCTGCGCCGCCTCAGCGCCCGCGCCCACGGACACTTGCAGCGCATCGCTGGTCTTCTGGGCCATGGTGACCAACGTCAGCGTGGTCGCAGCCGCCTCGTTGCGCGACAGCACCAGGGCTCGCGTGTAAGCCTCAGCCTGCTTCTCTGCGTCGTACCAGGCAACGACCACAAGGCCAACGGCCGCGGCTGCAACGGTGTATGGGTTGACCATACCCAGCAGCGCCGACGAGACGCCCTTCAAGGCGGGCTCCACACCACCGAAGCTGTCCTTGATCTGGCCACCCTGCTGTACCAGCACCGTGAAGAACGGCATGCCACCCTGCAGGCTGGTGAAGATGTCGGTGAACTGCGCCGGCAGCTGCCGCATCGCCTGCGCTGTCTGGCCGGCGGAGATGCCCAAGTCGCTGATGTTGTTCCTTGCCGGCAGCGGCCGGGCGGCCTCCGTACGCACCTCGCGCAGCTGGCGGGTGAGCAGGCCCAGGCCCTGCCTGATATCGGCAAGATCCGCGCTGATGCGCACGCGCAGGTTTGCTGAGGGGTCAGCCATTGGACTGTTTTCCTTGGTTCTGCTGGTGCTGGGCCTGGCCGCTCAGGGCGGCCAGGTACTTCTGCCAATCGCCTGCCTCTGCCCCCATGGCCATGCGGGTGGCCACGGCAAATTGGGCGACGCGATCGCAGTCATCGCGCGCCGCAGCAGCGGTGAACCCACGTAGCTGCGCCAAGGTGTACGAGAGGACCTCCGGCAGCCGGTGTCCGCGCGCGATCAGGAACTGGACGACGTCGCCGAGTTCTGGCTCTCTTCCGCCGGCGGCTTGGCCTGCAGCAGCAGGCGCCGCAGGCGATGGGCGAAAAAATCGCGGTTGAGCCCGACCACTGCCTCGAGCAAGTCAGCAACCTCGTCCAAGGTGCCACCGGCGATCCATTCGGCCTCCCGGCCAATGGCTACGGCCAGGGCCTCGGCAATGACCTCGCTGTCCTGCTCGAGCATGTCGAGCAGGATGGCGCCGGTGGCGGCGGCCGGTGCGCCCTCGACCGCGCCGGCCATCATCGCCACCCGGGCGATGATGGTGCGGCTGGCGGTGATGAAAGGACCGATCTGCTGCAGGCGGAGAGGGGTTACATCCACCTGCTCGCCGCGGAACGGCACTTTGCGTGCCGGGGGGATGATCACGTCCAGATTCGACACGGGTTACTTCTCCTGCTGCCAGTAGAAGTACGCGGACTTATCCGACCCGGTGGCCTTCGACGCGTCTTTCAGCAGAGCGCCTGGCACGCTGCCCGCTCCGAACTCATTGCCGATCAAGCCCATGCTCTCGATGACGCCACCGGTGACCTTGTGCGCCACCAGGCGCACCATCTTGCCGCCACGGGCTTCGTTGGCGCCATAGAACTGCAT